TATTAGAAGATGCGATTATTATCTATCGTGTCCAACGTGCGCCAGAGCGCAGAGTATTCTACGTTGATGTGGGCAACATGCCTTCACACCTTGCGATGCAGTTTGTGGAGCGGGTCAAAACGGAAATACACCAAAGACGTATCCCATCGGCGACTGGTGGAGGCACAAATGTCATAGACAGTTCTTACAATCCACTGTCAATCAACGAAGACTACTTCTTTCCACAAACTGCTGAAGGCAGAGGATCAAAGGTTGAAACTCTACCAGGCGGTACTAACCTAGGAGAGATTGATGATCTTAGATACTTTACTAATAAGCTCGTACGCGGTTTACGAATACCTTCCAGCTATCTGCCTACGGGTGCTGATGATGCAACATCATCATACAATGACGGCAGAGTAGGTACTGCGTTTATTCAAGAATTACGTTTTAACAAATATTGCGAACGTCTACAAGGTTTAATTGTTGAAGAATTTAATCAAGAATTCAAACGTTACCTAATGGAAAAAGGCGTCAACATAGACGTTGCAATGTTTGATTTAGAATTTGAACCACCACAAAACTTTGCGGCATATAGACAATCAGAACTAGACAATGCAAGAGTTCCTACATTTACACAAATGAGTGCTATACCTTATGTGTCTAATAGATTTGCAATGAAACGTTTCTTAGGCATGAGCGCAGAGGAAATTGCAGAGAATGAAAGACTATGGCGTGAAGAAAATGACGAGAATCTAAACACACCACCAACTGATGCGAGTGCAGAAATGAGAGGCGCAGGTATTAGTTCAGCAGGTATAAGTGCTGACATTGAAGGTGCAGAAGAAATAGCCGCAGATGGTACTACACCCGAAACAGGATCAGAAGCAACACCTCCAGATACAGTCACAGGTGGAGACCTAACCGCAGGAGCCCCGGCGGCAACAACAGACCAAACGATATAAATACTAACATGATACTGAGAGAATTATTTTATTACGACAAAGAAACTGTAGAGCCTGTAGAGGACAATCGCTACGAGCCTCAGTATGATGATTCTATTATGAACCTTGATGATACAAGGAAAACAAGGCTAACATTACGCCAAATTAACCGTGCAAGGAAAGCAAGCGAGCTACATACAAATGAAAAGAACGAAGAACTAGACTTTGTTAGACAGATGTATGGAATAGCGGCGCAAGCGGCCGCTGCCGGTGTGTAATGCCCAAATTAGATAAGACCCAATATTCAAAAGAAGAAGCCGCTCGTTTAATGGAAATTAGACGACTGGAAAAACTTGGCAAACAAAAGAAAGAAGTGTTTGCGACAAGACACAAACCAATTGAGTTTGTTGAAGAAGAACCAATAGACATTGATAGATTTAGGCACAATCAAAATTATGCTTTTGTATTAGGTAATGGTAAAAGCCGTGAAACTATAGAGCCCCAAGAATTAAAAAAGTATGGCCCGATATACGGGTGCAATGCTCTTTATAGAACTTTTAGACCAGATTATTTAATTGCAGTTGATGTCAAAATGGTTTTGGAAATTAACAAGACAGGTTTTCAAAACAAAAATCAAGTTTGGACCAATCCTAATAATAGTTATAGAGGTATTCAACACCTTAATTACTTCCAGCCTAGTAAAGGTTGGTCAAGTGGGCCCACAGCTTTATGGTTATCTGCACAACATAACCATAAAAAAATTTATGTATTAGGTTTTGACTATAGAGGATTGAATAACGGACAAAAATTTAACAACATTTATGCCGATACACCTAACTACAAAAAGTCTCAAGACGGTGCAACGTTCTTCGGAAATTGGCTAAGACAAACAGTTTCGGTAGTAAAAGCACATAAAGAAATACAGTTTATTCGTGTAATAACACCAGATAATTACTGTCCTGACGAGCTAAATAAACTTGAAAACTACAGTACAATCACTGTAGATGAATTCAAAAAACAGTTTGTATTGTTCTGATCTTACCAAAACCTGCCGTTTTTGGCGTATTTCTACGCACATTTTCCCATAAATAGTAAATACAATGACAGCCTTACCATAGGTAAAACATTTATAGGAGAAAAAAATGGCAGATCGCAATAAATTTGAAGAAATGCTTGAGAAACTCGTTAATGAGGATAAAGCAGGCGCAGAAGAGCTATTCCACGAAATAGTTGTAGAAAAATCAAGAGATATTTACGAAGGATTACTAGAAGCTGATCTAGAAGTTGATGAAGCTGATGATGACGAAGAAACAACAGAAGCTACTGATGAAGAAGTAGATGAGTCAGATGATGAAGAAGTAGATGAGTCAGATGATGAAGAAGTTGATGAAGCATCAGACGATGAAGACGTCAAAGAAGACTTTGATCTAGATGAGTTTGAAGTTGAAGGTGATCCAGCAGACGACATGATGTCAGCTATGGAGCCAGAAGGTGGCGACATGGACATGGACATGGACATGGGTGACGAAGAAGGTGGCGAAGAAGAAATTGAAGATCGTGTAGACGATTTAGAAGCCGCTTTAGATGACCTAAAAGCAGAATTTGAAAAAATGATGTCAGACGACGAAGGTGAAGACGAAGGCGACATGGACATGGACATGGACGCAGACGATGACGAAGCTGAAGAAGAGTCAGTTGCATTTGAAGCAACAGACGAAGAAGTCGACGAAACATCAGACGAAGAAGTTGAAGAATCAGATGATGAAGAAACTGATGAATCAACTAAATCAGAAGCAGAACAAATGCGCGAATATGTTGAAAAAGTAGCAGGTGGTGGACTTGATGCTCAAAAAATTGGCGGCGACGATGGCGCTAATTCAAAGAGTCCAGTAGCTGGTAAAAACGACATGGGCGGTACTGCTTCTAACTTGGTAGCAGGCGGCGAAGCTGACACCAAAGGTACAGCAGGTGGACTAGCAAACAATTCTACAAAAGAAGAGAATGCAGGAAACGTAAACGTACCAGGCGGTAAAGCGGCTAAGTCAAATAAAAACATGCCAAAAGGCCACGGTGCTGAGAAAAAAGGCGCAGGCGACACAGCGGCTAATAAGAAACCTGTAATTGGCGGCTAATAGTTAGGAAGTTTTGAATGATTAATTTACGAGAGCATTTGACATTCGACCAAGCACAGATTGTTGTGGAGAATGCCAACGAAGGAAAAGACTTGTATATGAAAGGTATTTGTATACAAGGCGGAGTACGCAATGCTAACCAGCGTGTGTATCCTGTAAATGAAATTGGCAGGGCTGTCAAAACTCTCAATGATCAAATAACAGGAGGATATAGTGTTCTCGGTGAGGTTGATCATCCAGAAGGACTTAACATTAACTTAGACCGTGTAAGTCATATGATCCAAGAAACTTGGATGGACGGCGCAAACGGTTATGGTAAATTAAAAATTCTACCAACACCAATGGGAAACCTAGTTCGCACCATGCTTGAAAGTGGTGTGAAACTAGGCGTCTCATCAAGAGGTAGTGGAAATGTTTCAGAAGACGGTAATAATACTGTCTCTGATTTTGAAATTATTACAGTGGACGTTGTTGCACAACCAAGTGCTCCAGGAGCGTACCCTACGCCAATATACGAACACTTAATGAATGCCCGCGGAGGGTACAAGGCTTACGAATTAGCACAGGCAACAAGACATGACACAAAGGCTCAAAAGTACTTAAAAGAATCTCTGATTAATTTAATCAGCAGACTCCAATAAAAGGAGAAACATAATGTTGGACGCACTTAAAACACTTTTTGAAAATGATGTAGTTTCAGAAGAAGTACGTGCCGAAATTGAAAACGCTTGGGAAGCAAAGATCAAAGAGAACAGACAGTCTGTGACTGCTGAGCTCCGCGAAGAATTTGCAAAGAAATATGAGCATGATAAAACTACTATGGTAGAAGCTATCGATGCTATGGTTTCAGAGCGTTTAGAGTCAGAAATTGCAGAGTTTGCGGATGACCGTAAGCAACTAGCAGAAGCCAAAGCAAAATATGCAGTAGCACAGCGTGAAAATGCTGAATTACTAAAAGGTTTTGTAATGGAATCGCTAAAGAAAGAAGTTTCTGAACTACATGAAGATCAAAAAGCAATAGCTAACAAGTTCACAATGCTTGAGAACTTCATTGTAGACGCACTTGCAAAAGAAATTGCAGAGTTCCACGAAGACAAAAAAGATTTAGCTGAAACTAAGGTAAAACTTATCAAAGAAGCTAAAAATAAATTTGCTGAAGTTAAACAAAACTTCATTGCGAAAAGTGCCGATAAAGTATCTACAATTGTTGAAAACACACTAAAAGGTGAAATCAAAGGATTGAAAGAAGATATTGAAGAAGCACGTAAAAATGATTTTGGTCGTAAGATGTTTGAAGCGTTTGCAGCCGAGTATGCAACAAGTCATCTGAATGAGAAGTCAGAGACTGCAAAACTTATTAAGGTTGTAGCGGCAAAAGACAAACAACTAGCAGAAGCAAAAGCGTTTGCTGTAAAAGCAAAGAATTTAGCAGAAGCTAAAGATACCGAAATCAAGCGTATGGCACAAATCGCTGAACGCAAACAGACAATTGATTCACTCATTGAGCCTTTAAACAAGGGTCAAAGAGACATCATGACAGATTTACTGGAATCAGTACAAACAAACAGACTACAGTCTGCATTTGACAAGTACCTACCGGCAGTTATTGACGGCAAAACTCCAGCGAAGCAGAAGGCAGTAATTACAGAAGGCACAGAAGTAACAGGCAACCGAGAAACAGAAACTAACGTTAGTTCAAAAGCAGATGATAATGTCGTTGACATTAGACGTCTTGCTGGTTTAAATTAAGGAGAAAACTATGTCAGAACTATTAGAAAGTCGCTGGCAGGATACAAAAAGCGCACTTCTTGAAGGCCTACAAGGCACAAAGAAATCTGTAATGGCGGCTACTCTAGAAAATACACGCAAGTATCTTTCAGAGACTGCAACAGCAGGCGCAACATCTGCCGGTAATGTCGCAACACTTAATCGTGTTATCCTACCCGTTATCAGACGTGTAATGCCAACAGTTATAGCAAACGAGCTAGTTGGTGTACAGCCGATGACAGGTCCAGTGGGTCAAATCCACACATTGAGAGTACGCTACTCAGATACAGCTGGCTCAGGCGCAAGCGGAGCAGTAGCTGGTGAGGAAGCACTTTCACCATTTAAAATTGCTGAAGCATATTCAGGTGCAACAGGCGGAACAGCAGAAGCAACTGCCGCTCTTGAAGGTTCAGCAGGTAACAGACTAAGCATCCAGATCTTAAAGCAAACTGTTGAAGCTAAATCACGTAAGCTATCAGCACGTTGGACTTTTGAGTCAGCTCAGGACGCACAGTCACAGCATGGTATCGATGTAGAAGCAGAAATCATGGCCGCATTGGCTCAAGAGATTACTGCTGAAATCGATCAAGAGGTCCTAGCATCTCTAAATACACTTGCTGGTACAGCAGTAGAAACATACGACCAGGCAGCGGTATCTGGTACAGCAACTTTCGTTGGTGACGAACATGCGGCATTAGCAGTTCAAATCAACAGAGCGGCTAACCTAATCGCTCAGCGTACACGTAGAGGCGCTGGTAACTTTGCAGTTGTTAGCCCATTTGCGTTAACAATTCTACAGTCTGCTACAACATCAGCATTTGCACGTACAACAGAAGGTTCGTTTGAAGCTCCAACTAACACAAAGATGGTTGGTACTCTAAACAACGCAATGAAAGTGTACGTAAACACATATGCTGCCGACAGTGCAAACGTACTTGTTGGTTACAAGGGATCAAGCGAATCAGACGCGGCAGCGTTCTATTGCCCATATATCCCACTAATGTCAAGCGGTGTTGTATTAGATCCGTCAACATTCGAGCCAGTCGTATCATTTATGACACGTTATGGTTATGTTGAGCTATCAAACACAGCTTCGTCACTAGGTAACGCGGCTGACTATCTAGCTAACGTTGCTATCACAAACGGTAACGTAAGCTTCAGCTAAGTTTAGCTTTGCAAAATATTAAATAGGCCCTACGGGGCCTATTTTTTTGACTAAATACTGTACGTTCATCCTACGGGACGGAAGTAGCATAAAGCGAAGGAACGCACTTTAACCTTTAACGAGGAGAAGTGTTATGGATAGATTCACGTTTTGGTGCTTCAAACAATTACTCAAACAGCATCGTGAAAAAAAGATTAACTTTTTATTAAAAAAAGGTTGACTTTTATTTTTTATATGTTATATTAATAACATAACTTAGGAGATATCCTTTAGTTAGATAGTGCAAGGAACGGCGTTTACAGAGGCGTAACTTGGCTAGTAGCTGTAGTAGCATTGCATGACTGTGGAGACACAGAGATGTAGATTTGGAAGTAACTATCCGATACTGGGCTATGCTGGTAACACAGACATGATCTGTACTGGCATTTGTAGGTGATCATTAAGTCCTACCTATCACTTTTATTCGAGGCTCTATCATTAACTTGGTAGGGCCTTTTTTCTCTTTTGATAAATACATACGTCAGATAGTGTGCCGCAAGGCGGACTTATGCTGTACCCACAGCGTAGCGGATAGAACCCGCATCGGACTTCTAAAAAGGAGAAAACAAATGGGAAGACCACTTAATAAAAGATTGTTTGGAGTTGAAGGTGTAGGACCTACAGCTGCCGGCAACGAAATCAAAGTAAATTTTCATAACGGCACAGCAGTTAAAGAAGGTTACATCGTAAAACAGCTAGGATCAAAAAAATTCCGTTGTGAAGAAATTGGAACAGCTGGTACGTTTGATTGTACACTGAAAACTGGCATATTGCCTGCGTCTTTATCAGCAGGTGAAATGGCAATTTCATTCAAAATGGATGACGGCGAAACCTACGGTGTAAGCAAAATTGCAGGACGTAAAGCAACATTAGCAAAACCAAGTAATACTGGCTCAAATGCATTTGACGGAAAGTCTGTTGCATGGAACTTTAGCACAAGTACTTCAGATGGTGCGGCAGAAGTTGAAGAAGCTGGTGATGATAACACATTAGTTGGTACTGATGATACAGACTTCACAGATGACGCATAAGGCATAATCTATGAAACGTCCAATAAACGTCTTTTTTGATATACTACAAAATCTTAAGGATTTAATAGTGAATGTGAAAATTGGAAGTGCAAAATTTTCTTTGTTAGGAAAAATTGTAGCACAAATTTCACCAACGACTTTTGAAGTGAAAGATGATGTGGGAAACAAAGGCGTTTGTACTTTAGTTGCTAAAGACGCTGAAGATTTAGACAATAACGAAATGAGTGTAAAGGGCTATGTTGATTATACTATGTCCTTTACATTTGTTTCAAAAATTGTTTATGATCTTATAGAAGATTTCAAAGGAATTACTTATAATTGGATTGTTGAAAACGATTCGACAACAAGTGTTGTTTTATTAAAGTATAAGGAAGTGTAATGTCAAAGATAGTAAAAGTAACAGACGGAAATTATAAAATTGTTGTAGCAAACGGTGCTACAGGAACAATTACACTTGATACAACAGCAGGCGCAAGTTCTATACAAGGAACTACTGTAATAAACGGCAATCTAGAAGTTAGAGGAACAACTACTACTGTAGAATCTACAGATACTACTATTGCTGATAATATTATAACATTGAACGAAGGCGAAGCAGGAGCAGGAGTTAGTGCATCTTTAGGATATATTTCTGGTATAGAAATAGATAGAGGAAGTTTACCTGCGGCACGTTTGGTATTTAATGAACAAACAGCATTTGTTACAGGTGGTAGTAGTGGTACAGGAGCATTTAGATTTCAAGATGTAAATGGTAACATAATGCCAATTACGACGAACAGCATAAACGCAGAAAGTACTCTTTATATTACAACACCAGCAAGTGTTGTAAATGTTGCAGGCACAGGCAACTATGAAAGAAATTTATTTAATTACACGTTTGATGCTATACAAAATGATTTTATTATTACAGACCCAGGTGGTGGTCCTGTATTACAAAATGATGGTCTTGTAAATACAAAAGCTCTAGTAGACTATGTAGCATTTAGTGCATCAAATATTTTGCAACCAGGTATCGAAGACGGTGACACTAAAGTAAGAACAAGAGACATTGACACTACTGGAAATGAAAGCGTAGTTGAAGTTACAGTTGACGGAACTGTAATTGCAAATGTGTATCAAAATAGACTACAACTTGATCAAATTCAAATCCAAAATAACAAGATTCAAGCATTAAACACAAATGACAATTTAATTTTAGAATCACCAGCATCAGGACATGTTGAAATAAATGATAACCTACTAATAAGAGCTACTCCTCATGCAGATGATGCACAAACAGATCCAACTGCACCAGCAGACGGAACTATCATTTATTCTAAATCTCAGGGTCTTGGGGGAAGTGGACTATTTTTTGTAAATAGTAGTAGCACAAATGACGAAATAATAAGCAATAACAGATCGCTAGTTTATAGCATGTTATTTTAAGGAAAAGATATGGCTATAGAAACATTAACATTAAGCACAGGGGCACAACAAGATATTATAACAGTACCCGCAGGAAAAAGATATGCAATAACAAACATTATGGTTTGTAACACATATGACCCAAACGGTGCAAGTCCAGAAGCCGAAACAGCATTATTTGATATGCATCTACTACCAAGCGGCGAAGCTCTGTCAACAGCATTAAACTGTGTTGTGAGACAATTAAGTTTACCTGCAGGAGAAACATTTACTTTTGATTCTGAAAGAATTGTTTTAGATGCGGGAGATAAACTTTCTTTTGTTGGAGACGTTAACGGAAACTTGGCAGCCGTTGTAAGTTATTTGGAAGTGTGATTATGAGATTATTAAAAGCTCAAAATACAAACTTACGTAATATATACGGAAAAGGTGTGAAGTATGACATTAACGATCAGGTTATAATAGACAGCACAAATGTTGTGCTTGTTCCAAAAGGAACAGAAGCACAGCGTCCTAGTAGTCCAGCAAATGGACATTTTAGATATAATACAGATGATGATCAATTTGAAGCGTATCAAAATGGTGCGTGGAGAGAATTACGATATAAAGAACCAAATCAAGACCCAGGCATTACACAACAAAATCTAGGTAATGGCGATGCTACAGAAACAGTATTTGGTCCATTAGCAAGCGGCGATGCTGATTTTCCAGTTCCGGCAGCCGCACAAAATGTTCTTGTATTTGTAGAAAATGTTTTTCAAATATCAACAACAAACTACACTCTTGAACAAAGTACTAGCGGCAACTTAGCTGGTCCTAATTCACCGTATGCTGACGGGTGGTATATAAAATTTACATCAGCACCCGATGTTGGCAAGCCGATTACTGTCCTACATAACTTTGACAAATAACCAATAAATACTACTGCAAGGAGTAGTTATGGCTGTAGGTAGAATATCCGGACCTTTATTACAAGAAAATTTATTACGCAATAATATAAATTTAAATTTCAAAAACACTGTATCTGATACAGCGTTAATTCATCTTGATGTAGTAAACGGCAAAATTGCTATCGCAGGTAATACAGGCACAGATGATATACATGTTCTTGGAACTACAAAAGGTGTCATATTCGGCATCAACAATCAATTAGATACTGGTGATTTAGATTTTGGTTTAGGTCCTAACGGAGATACAATAAGTGCACCTGTTGGCCCAATTAATTTGAATTCGCCTGAAGCTATAGTTTTAAGTGCATTACAAACAGATAATATCAATATAGACGATAATATTATTTCTAGTTACAACACAAATAGTAATATAGATTTATTACCAAATGGAACTGGAACAGTTGAAGTTGCAAATGGTTTAGAAGTATTTGGTAATTTACATTCAACAGCAAACATAACAGCTGACGGTAACATTACGATTGGTAATGACGATGAAGATAATTTGATTCTAAATGCAGATATAGCAACTGATATTATTCCGGATCAACCAAATACATATAACATTGGTGCTACACAAAAGAAATGGGATAGCCTAAATATAGATACACTTGAATCTGCAACAGTCATAGCGCAAGGTGTAACATCAGGAACAACAAGTTTTCATGTTCCTCAAGGAAATATTTTCTATGTGGCTAAAGGAGGTAACGACACCAATGTTGGCGACAATATGTATGCACCTTTGCTTACAGTTAAGCAAGCACTTGCAAGAGCAGATGCTAGTGTACAAGGGCCTGTCACAATCTACATATATCCTGGAGAATACGAAGAAATATTTCCTTTGGAAATTCCAACAAATGTAACAGTAGCTGGATTAGATTTTAGAAACACAATAATTAAACCAACTTCTGCTACAAACACAAACAACTGTTTCTTAATGAACGGAGAAACAACTGTACAAAATCTTACAATCAAAGACTTTTACAGTCCAGGACACGGATTTAGTTTTGCTAGTAACGCAACTGTGACCACTAGAAGTCCTTACATCAAAAACGTAACTGTGATTACAAAAGGTAGTGTTGTCAGTGCAAGCGATCCAAGAGGCTTTGACGAAGGCGATGCAGGTAAAGGTGCCTTAGTTGACGGAGCAAGTGTTTTAAGCACTAGTCAAGAAGCAAGCATGTTATTCCATTCAGTTACATTTATTACTCCTGGTGTAGATGCTCTAACAATGACAAATGGAGTGAGAGTTGAATGGCTAAATTCATTTACATACTTTGCTAATAGAGGATTGTATGCAACAAATGGAAGCACAGGCCATTTATCTTCAGACGGAAGTACAACTGTGTTTGGTGCAGAATTACGTGCAATTGGAAGTGCAAACGTATACGGAAACTTTGGCGCTGTAGGTGACGGATCTGGTGTTTTATTTTATCTCATACAACATAATATGGCGTATATTGGTCTAGGTAAAAATGTTGAAAATGATCCAAGTCAAGTAATACAGAGCCAAGAAATTAGCAAAGCAAATAATGCAAACATTTATTATCAGACAGTTGATCACAGAGGCAACTATCGTGTCGGCGATCAGTTTTTCATTAACCAAGACACTGGCGAAACAACAATTACAATTACCGAAGCAGAAGTAGATGCGCTTAACGGTTTGACACTTACTACAAACGGAAATACAACAATTATTGACGGAGAAGAAATTAGAGTAGGTGAATTTCTAATTAAGGACAATACTATAAGTTCACTCCAAGGACGTATTGATTTCGATAGTTTTTCCGGACAAATTAATTTGTTAGATAACACAAATGTAACCGGCAATGTAAGCATGACTGGAGATTTTTCAATCGGCGGCAGTGCAATAGGTTTTGGTAATGAACCAGGAGATACAATAGATTTTAATACTCCTTTTAGTCAAAATCTAGTGCCAGATGTAAGTGGATTATATAGTTTAGGTACTGCTTCTAAAACTTGGAGCAAAGCACATTTAGGATCAATCCAAGCAGATGATTTGTTGTTTGAAACAAATTATATTACCACTACAGAATCAAATAGTGACTTTGAACTACGTGCTAACGGAACTGGCAAAATATTATTACCTAATAACAATCTTGAAATAACAAATGCTACAACAATAGTTGGAACAACAACAATAAGAGATACAGGTATTACTGGTGCTGTTACACATGTTGGAGATAGAACGCAAACTGGTAACAACACAGTAACAGGTAATGTAACAGCAACAGGAAATTTTGTAGGAGCAACAAACGCAACCTTTGAACAAATAGACTTTGCTGGAAATGTAATAACAACACAATCAGGCAATCAAAATTTAGATATAAGAGCTCATAATGCTTCTATCACAGCAACTCTAGGCACACAATTTAATATTAATTCTCAGGAAAACAACCCTAGAGGTATTACTTTTAACAATGACGGAACAAAAATGTTTATTGTTGGTACAACAGGAGACGATGTAAACGAATACACAGTTTCAACAGGATTTGATCTGACATCTACAGTGACGTTTGTAGATAGTTTTGCAGTTACTCAATGTCCAAATCCTACAGCAGTCAAATTTAATACTAACGGAACAAAAATGTTTGTTACAGGCGTAGGCAACAGCAATGTTCATGAGTATGCTCTTACTACAGGCTTCGATGTATCAACTTCAAGTTTTACACAAACATTAGTGACAAGTGGTAAAGATAATGATAATTTTGGCCTAGATTTTAATAATGACGGTACTAAGATGTACATTACAGGAAATCAAAATGACAAAATTTACGAATATAATTTGTCATCTGCGTTTGATATATCAACAGCAACATTTAATCAAGAATTGTATGTAGGTAATATAGATATAGAACCATTTGGTATAGAATGGAGTCCTGACGGTCACAGATTATTTATTGTAGGCACACGTGGTAATGGCGTAGACGAATTTAGATGTCAGACTGCATTTGATATATCAACTGCTACGCATATAGGATTTCTTCTTACAGGAGGAAATCCGTCAGGAATACATATCAGCCCAGACGGAACTAAAATGTTTATAGTAGGCAATACTACCGATGTAGTTAAACAATATTCATTAAGTGTTCCTTACAGCGTAGCAACGACTGGTACTGGTTTGGTGAAATTACAAGAAGATGTAGATATTACAAACAATCTACAAGTTGGAACTATTACTTCAACAAGCAATATTTTTACAAATCAAGATGTTACAGCAGAAGCATATTCAACTGGTGATATTTTTATTGAAAACAACTACATTACAACAACAAATTCAAACTCAAATTTAGAATTGAGAGGCCAAGGTACTGGACACGTTTATTTGGAAAATATAGGAGTAATAGACGAAACTATTACAACTAGGCACGGAGATAGCACATTACCTGATTTAGTTTTAACCACAGATGCAAACTTCTCAGTGTCTAGCACTGGTAGTTTACAATTACCTAAGGGTACTACTGCTCAAAGAATAGCAACAGCAGGTAACATAAGATTCAACACTGATAGCAACAGTTTTGAAGGCTATGCAACTGATAATGTATTCTTTGGAGGTATTTTTTCAGCAGACGGACAAACAAGTATTACAGCTGATGCAACTGCAAATAATATTTTGCTTACAGTAAATGGTGCTATTGGCACAACTGACAGTACAAAAATAGTAGGCGAGATAAACGGCAATGGTCTTACAATACATAGACTGGATGTAGATGACATATACCTAGACAATAGCACAATACGTACAAGTGTATCTAACAGTGATTTAGAACTTAAAAGAGATGGAACAGGTAAAGCAGTATTCGGTGATATCAAATTGAGTTTAAATTCATTTCTAAATGACGGAACAGGCAAAGCATCATTTGCAGGATCATTTGCATTATCTGGAACAGGAAATCCAACAGGATTTGGTGGTTGGCATAAATTTGTTGGCGAAACTGGCATTGTTGTACCTTTTGGAGACGACACTACAAGAGGTGCATTAGGCATAGCTGGCGAAATAAGATGGAATACATATTCTAATGTACTTGAAGTATATGACGGAACTACAAATGCATGGATTCCAGCCGCAGGAGACATTGGCGGAGTTGACGCTGAATACATGGAAAACGAAGGCCAGCTTTGGAGCCTTTTACTAGGCTAACAACGCACATTTTCACAATAACGATAAATACTATTAATGCAGTTACAGCGACCATTGTTCTGCAGGTACAAACCGTGGTCAACCAGCGATAGAGACATAAGTCTGAACAGGTTGGAGGCACAGGATGCCCGTATTGAGGAGAGAAGATGGCTGTAGGTCGCATATCCGGTCCGCTCTTAAAGTCTAATCTATTGCGTAACGGCATAGATCTGGCATTTGAGACAGACCTGCTATATTTAGATGTTAATAACCAGCGTGTCGGTATAAAAACCACAACCCCTCAATATGAACTAGATGTTAACGGCACAATCAGAACAACTAATCTTATAGTAGATAATAATGTTCAAATCAATAGCATTGACATAACAGGTAATACTATTAGTTCTACTTCAGGTACTCTTAACTTAGGTACACTTGACAATGTTGTATATCAAAACAAGGCAAGAATAGATTCAATTGATATAGAAGGCAATGTCATTAGCACAAATGACAGTAATGCTAATTTAGAACTTCGTCCTAACGGAACTGGTACTGTTGATGTACATTCTGACATGAATGTCACAGGTAATATACACGCAACAGGAAATATAACAGCAGACGGCGACATTACATTAGGTGATGCTGATACTGATAACATTGTGATCAATGCTGATCTTGCAAGTGATATTATACCAGATCAAAATAACACGTACAATTTAGGAAGCGCAACAAAAAATTGGGCAACAGGTTATATTAATGATGTAAGAGCAACAACTATTAACACACCAAATTTGACTGTAGGAGGAGTTGATCTTACATTGCGAGCAGGCAATATAATTTATGTTGCAGAAAACGGAGATGATACCCATACAGGAACGCACCCACAAGATCCAGTAGCATCAATCACACAAGGTTTAAGTTTAGCAACATCGGGCGATACAGTAATGGTATTTCCAGGTGTATACACAGAAGCATTTCCTTTAACAATACCAGTAGGTGTAACACTCAAAGGTCAAGGTATAAGGACTGTTACAATACAACCTACAACAGCAACACGTTACAATGATGCTGTGTTACTAAATGGCGAAACAACAGTTGAAGATCTAACACTAACAGGTTTTTACAGTGGTGGTAACTTCTTCAATACAACAAGTTCTATAAATGGCGGCGTTATTGTAAATGTAGGAACAACAACTGATGCTCACACTTATGTAAGTGGAGGAACAATTACATTTGGAGGCAATACTTATAATGTTACAGGAGCTAACTACGTTGAAAGCACAGGCGTATTAACAGTTTTCCATAGCGGTACAAGTGTAGATGCAGGCACAGGTGTAGATGTATTTTTATCAGGATTAGTTTTTAGTTGTAACGGCGGCAACAGAACATTTCCAGACAATGGATATTCATTCCGTTTTGCTACAGACTTTGAAGTTACAACACGCTCACCATACATTAAAAATGTTACAGTCATCACACAAGGTAGCACAACAACAGCAGAAGATCCTAGAGGATTCAATGCCGGTGATGCTGGTAAAGGTCCTTATGTAGATGGTGCATATGCTACAGCAAATTCCAAAGAAGCAAGTATGCTTTTCCATTCAGCAACATTTATTACGCCAGGTGTTGATGGTTTAACAGCAACCAACGGTGCTAGGATTGAATGGCTTAATTCGTTTACATATTTTGCAAATAGATCTGTATATGCTTTTGACAGCAATGACGGCATTAAAGGTGACGGCAAAACAAGAGTAAGAGTAAGTGGAATTACTAACGGACCAATTACAGTTGGAGCTCCACAAACTGTTACATTTACTTCTACAGACAGTAGTACTGTCATTACAAAACAAATGATTGCTGTAGAAGGTGAAAATAGTGACATTCTTGTTTTTGATGGCAGACATACCGAATTTGTAGGATTTGATACTACACCAGCTTCAATACAGATAGGTGCAACTAGGACAGCAACTACTATTGAAAACGTAGATCTACAGGACTTTGGTGCAGAAATAAGAATGATTGGTTCTGCTAGTGTGTACGGCAACCAAGGACTGGTAGGTGACGGTGCTGGTGTAATTGTATACGCTATTGGACAAAATCTAGCATACATAGGCAACGGCAAAGAAGTTACAAACGATCCGGGGACTGTTGATCAGGCTGACGAAGTTATAGAATTAAATGACGCTAAGATTAGATATAATTCAGTCGATCACAAAGGTGATTTTAGAGTTGGTGATTTATTCCGTGTTAATCAAGCAGATGGTACTGTAAACTTTGTTGCAAGTGATTTAAATATCAATCTTACAAACGGTGCAACATTTACTACCAACGGGCAAAACACATTTATTAATGGTGAAAGAATTGACACAGGAAACCTAAGACTTTCTGGAAATACAATATCAAGCACGGCTGGTGCTATTAATGTAGACTCAGCAAGCGGTGTAATTAATCTACTAGATAACGTTGACATTACAGGAAATTTAGATGTTAGCGGTGATGTAACAATTGGCGGTAATATTACAATAGGTGATGAAGCTACTGACAACATTACTATTGTAGCCGGTATAGCAAGTAATCTAGTACCAGACACAACAGACACTTATAGTTTAGGAACAAGCACAAACATTTGGAGCAAACTGTGGGTAAGTGAAATTGCAGTTGATGATATAGAAATCAACACAAATTATATTACAACAACTGTTTCAAACAGTGATCTTGAGTTACGTGCAAACGGAACAGGTAAAATTTTGATTCCTAACAATAATCTTGAAGTTACAAACAATCTACAAGTTGACGGAACAACAACACTTGCAGATACAGGAATAACAGGAACAATTACACATGTAGGTGATTACAATCAAACAGGTGACACTGTAATCACAGGAAACTTAACTGCTACACAAAATTTAGACATCAGTGGCTCAGCTCAATTTGAAGAAATACTAGTAGATGACAACTTTATTACAACAACAACTTCTAATGCTAATTTAGAATTAAGAGCAAACGGAACAGGTAAAATTATTGTTCCAAACAATGATGTACAGGTTACTGGTAATTTGACAGTCGCTGGAACATTTACAGTGAGTGATGTTAACAGTACTGGAGATATCACTGCAAATAGTTTTAGCACTGGTGATATTCTAATAGATGATAATTTTATAACAACCACTAATAGTAACAGCGATCTAGAACTTAGAGCCGCAGGGACAGGAGCAGTACAAGCAGAAGGATTTACGTTCCAAGTAAACGATATAAGCACAACAGGAGATATGACATTTTCTCCCGGCAGTGAAAATTTAATTTTTGCTTCAACTGGTGCTATAAAATTGCCATCAGGTACCACAGCGCAAAGACCAACAGCAGTAGCAGGACAACTGAGATACAACAGTGAACTAAACAGATTTGAAGGCTACAACGGCGCAAATTGGATTAATATCAAAGGTGTTGAAGATTTAGATGCAAACACTAAAGTCACAGCAGAAAATACTGAGGGCGGTAACGATGATGTCATTAGATTTGTAGTAAACAACAACACTATTGTTGATGTAAATTCTACTAGATTGAACGCCCCAAGAGTAACCGTAGATGATATACAGATTGACGGAAATGTGATAAGTACAGTAACAACTAATGCTGATCTACAGTTTACAGCAAACGGTACTGGTAGTGTTATAATTGATAACTTTGCTTTCAAAGATAACACAATTACTAACACAGTAGCAGATGCCGTGACATTGTTTGAAAAAACAGGTGCAGATGCGTATTGGAAGTTTGATGGTACATATGGTCTTGTTATTCCAAAAGGTGACGGAAGCGGAAGACCAGCAACACCAGAAATAGGAATGATGAGATATAATACTTTTGACTCCAGAGTAGAAATATATGATGGGGTACAATTTACAGGTGTTGCAGGTACTGCGGCAGGTGTAAACCAACAAGAAGCAGAGGATATAGGAATTTTACAAGCTCTTATGTTTGGATAAGGAAAAATAGATGGCAACATTTTTTAGAAACACAGTAGTCAAAAACGTAGGCGTAGTTCCAGTCAAAGTATTGGAAACTACAGCATCTCAGAGAGCAACAGTGCTAGGTATTAGTTTTACAAACCTGACAGATAAGTTTGTATACTGTGATGTAGAAATACAAAGTGACGACAGTGTTAGAGGTTATTATTTGAAAGATTCTGTTTTACCTTCAGGCACAAGTTTAAGAGCTGTATCAACAGGTGAAAAATTAATATTAGCACCCAGTAATCAAATGTGGGTAAGTTGTAGCTTGAATGATGCTGTTGACGTCATAATAAGTTACGTGGAGATTGTATAATGAGTTATTACATAGGTACTACACCAGCTGAGGTAGCCGCAGGTTTTATCAAAAGATATTTTTATGGATTGCGTAGAAATGAAGACGGTGAATTGTTTTTGGTTGTGTTAGATCAACTTAGAGGCGGAAATCAAAACGTAGTGATTGTAAACGACCTTGGTATTGCATCTGAAAACTATCCAGACTTTGAAGAAGGTATTGACTTCTTAGATGGTATTGATGTTGATCATGAACAAATTTATCCTAACTTGAGATATCAACAGTTTAAATGGGAAAACAGAAGTTTGTTATATTATATTGAAGAAGAAACAGGATTTTTTGTACAACGAATATCCGAAGCGTACGAATATCCAGATAAAGTAAGCACACCTGGTTACGGTTCAGGTGTTGACAACCAAGTATTGACCAAATACAGTTCAGAAACGATAGGATACTAAAATGGCGGAATTTAGATTAGATAGGTTTAAGTACAATTGGAAAGGCCAATGGGAAGAAAGCACCGTATACAAAAAAGATGATATTGTTTATAACGGTGGTAAAAGTTATGTTTGTGTAACTGCCCACACAAGTTCGTCTAACTTTGCAAATGAAGCCGCTAGAATTCTGCCTGGATCAAATCCTCCGCAACCAGATCCATATTGGATTGTAATGGTTAGTGGTAAAACTTTTAGCGGAGCATACACACCAGGAGAAGATTATGCGCCAGGCGAATTAGTATTTTATCAAGGTACATTACACTTGTGTACCATTCCACACACTGCAACAAGTTTTGGAGAGCAAAGCAACTATTGGCAAGATTTTGTTGATGGTATAGACTTTGTAGGAGATTGGGTAAGTGGATTAGATTACGGTGAAGGCGCACTTGTAAAATATAGCGGTAATGTCTATCGTTGTGTAAAAGCGCACAGTGCCGGATCTAAATTAGAAGACAATATTTTTACTAGCCCTTCGGATAATTGTTGGGACTTATTTCATCCTGGTATAGAATGGAAAGGTGCCTGGGCAACATTAACTGTTTATAGGAAAAATGATCTTGTAAGTTTTGGTGGAGCTATATATGAATGTATTACAAGTCATACTTCAGCTGGTTCACAAATATCTACAACAGATTTTAGCATAAGATTTACAGGTACAAGTTTTAAAAATACTTGGGATCCAAGCACTGTTTATTCTATAGGTGATATTGTAAGATATGGTGGATTTATATATAGTGCTTTAGCTACAAATCTAGATAGCCAACCAGGGTTTGTGTCTACAATAGATGCAAACGGAAATGTAATCAAAGAAGGAATGGGCGGAGATTCTACAAGAAATTGGCAAATACTTGCAAAAACAAATGACTTTGTAGGAGACTGGAGTTTATCAGGAAGATATCAAACAGGTGATGTTGTACAAAGAGGCGGATTTTTATATGAAGCTGTAAGAGATATTAATTTACAAGACGGTGACGATAGTTCGGCAACTGATATAGATCCAGAAGTATGGAATTTATTAGCAAAAGGGCAAAGATGGATTGGTCAATGGTCAACAGGTATTCTTTATAGCAGAGGCGATGTAGTTTATCATTTAGGAAGTTCTTATACTTGTAATTTTGAACATACTAGTTCTTATCCTACTGCACCAGGAGATTTAGCAGTTGATTTGTACAACTACTGGGATCTTAATGTTCAGGCAGGACGTCCTGCGGCATTGACAACTAAAGGTGATCTTCTTACATATGATTATTTTAGATTTGATAATTATGAAGATGATAGTTCATTAGGTGACGGAAGATTAGGAATTGGTGAGCAAAATCAAATACTAAGCATAACAGCAGATCAAGAAATATTTTGGCGCAACAGAGACTATGAAAGTCAAATTGTGTATGTTGCAACAAATGGTAAAGATGAAGAAGGTTTTGGTAGAGAATGGGAAAATCCATTTAGAACAATTAGACATGCTTGTGAATGGATAGAGGATAACTTTGATCCACTTGTACCAACTAAAGTTGCAGTGGCCGCAGGTAATTTTGAAGAAATTGGACCAATTAGTATTCCAGCAGGATGTGTTGTAATGGGCGATGAACTTAGAGCAACTACAATTACCGCAACAGGTCCTAAACCAGAATATCAAGACGATTATACTTTCCATACTAGTATATTACAAAGATTTATAACGCTTTCTCAAAATCTAGTGCAGAATTTACCTGTAGTTGTTTCAGCAGGCAATACAGTAGAACAAAAACGCACATTGCCTTCAGGATCAAACGATGCTTTTGTTTTAATGTCAACTCAGTTTCAAACATATAAAGATAGGGTTTTATTCATATCACAAAGTGGCGACACAAATCCAACAATGACAGGAACAAATACAAAAACCACAGATACTGGTCTAACAAATGCGGCGGCAATAATAAATCAAAACAAAGAATTTATTGTACAAGATTGTTTTGCTTATATTACTAATGTGTTTCCAAGTTTTACAGGAGACTTAGTGCGTATTAGAAATGATATACAAAGTTTCATTCGTGCAATGATAAGAGATTTAGAATATCCTGGAAACTACGGCACATTAAAAGCCGCGGATAGATATGCTAGAGCAGTTTCAGGATCTACAACTACCGATATGTTCTATTGCAGAGATACCACTGGTTTAAGAAATTGTACGATTGAAGGATTGTCAGGCACACTAAATCCGCCAGGCGTTTATGACATTTATCAACGTCCTACAGGTGGTGCTTGTGTTAGTCTAGATCCAGGTTGGGGACCGAATGATGATCGTATGTGGATAATGAAAAGATCTCCGTACATCCAAGGTGTTACTAACATAGGTGAACGCTGTTACGGAAAAGTTGTAAACGGTGCTCTTCACAATGGCGGTAATAAGTCAATGACATCAAATGATTTTACACAAGTATTAAGTGACGGTATTGGCGCACACATTTTGAACAATGCTAGGGCTGAGCTTGTGTCAGTGTTTACATATTATTGTGCAGTTGGATATCTAGCAGAAGCCGGCGGAATTATACGTGCTACAAACGGTAACAACTCTTACGGAAGTTTTGGATCTGTATCAGACGGAAACGATCCTTTAGAAACTCCAGATGCTGTAACAGTTAACAACAGAGAAAATGAAGCATTAGTAGACAGTGCATTTGCAGGCGGAACATCAGACGAACTATTTTTATTCCAATATGAAAATTGCGGAGAAAAATATACGTCAGCTGATGCTGTAATTACAGGGGCTGGTGACGATGCAGATATTGAATACACAGATTTTAGAGATGGCGGAGTATTCGAGCCTAGACTAATAAACACAAAAGGTTCTGGTTCAGAAGGCGGCGCAGGGTTTAAAGTAAATGCAAACTCAGCACAAATTACAGTAGATGCAACAAGCACAATAAGATTAAACGCAAACGATCCTACACAATTCTTATCAGACATTCAAGGAATGCGTATTATTATCACATCAGGTAAAGGTGCAGGACAGTATGCCTACATTACTGGTTTTGACATTGTAACTAGAGATACTACGGTTGCTAAAGAATCAGATGATACAGCAGGATGGGATCATATTATTGCTGGAACAGACTTAGTGGCAGATTTTGATTCAACAACTAATTATAGAATAGAACCGAGGATAGCATCAACGCATCCAGGTTTTGTTGCTGTAAATGGAGACGTTCCAGCGGGTAGAGAATGGAGAGGTGCAGACTGGGGTTATCAAACTGTAGATTATACTAATATTGCAATTGGTAACGGAACTGGAGACACATTTGATGACGATCCAATTCCTGCAAGATTCAATGTTCAAAGAAAAGGACAAAATTATAATCTTACAAAAACTGTATCTGGTGCTGGATATGCTGTAGGTGATACATTTACTGTTTTAGGAACACTGTTGGGAGGAACATCACCAGCTAACGATTTGACTATTACTGTGCTTACAGTTTCAGATGATAGTACAAACGCTATTCTTACTTTTAGTAGTGCAGGCACACCTAGAGGTAAACGCATGGTGGCGATTGCAGATCCTAATTTCAGTGCCTATTCAGATGATGGTATAACATGGGTAGAAAGTAACCTTAGTTACATAGGAGATTTTAGAAAAGTTGTAGCAGGTGAAGATGCATGGGTAGCGATATCAAATAATAACAACACTGTAAGTTTTTCATATGACGGAGAAAATTGGATTACTAGAAGTATTCCAACAACAGATAACTGGGTTGATATTGCTTATGGTAATGGTAGATTTATTATGATAGCTGAAGGAAGCAATAATGTTGTGTACAGTACAGATGGGTTGAACTGGACAGCTGGCACTATACCTGATAGCGATGACTCTACTACAGCTCAATGGCAAAAAATTACCTACGGACAAGGAAGATTTGTTTGTATATCAGGTAGTGGAAATCAATCAGCGAGAACTGCTGATGGTGCAAGCTGGATATTGTATTTGAACAGCTTACCTGCAGGTGATTATGACTTTGCAGGATTTGCATACGGTGACAACAGATTTATTGCTGTTACAACAGATGGCACAACATTATATTCCTTAGATAAAGGTACAACATTTAAAACAGGTACAAGCATACCGCAATTAGGAGGATTAGATTTACATGTCAAAGACTTCAAATATTTGCAAGGTGTGTTTATGGCAGTAGGAGATCAATCAGTTCCAGGAACTGGTGCTCCGCAACCTTCTCAAGATGAAATAGATAGATGCGCTACAACCGAAGACGGGTTAATTTGGACAGAACGAAATCTTAACAACAACGCTAGATTGTACAGTACAATTGCCGCAGGAAATTGGGGCAATGTTGGTACATTTGTTGTTCTAGGAGACTCAACAACATCTAATGCAACTGCAAGAGTGACCACAGGAAAACAAGCTAAATTCAAAGCTGACGTATTCCAAGGTTCGTTTAGAAAAATTATTATATGGGATCCAGGTAGTGGTTATTCAGAATCTAATCCTTGTGCATTAACAATTACAGATACGACATTTACTGTTCCTTTAGAAATAGAAATGCGTTATGGCGATGGGGTATTGTCGCAACCTGATTTCATTAATAGAGGCGCAGGTTATAGAACATCTAGTTCAACAATTACTATTAGTGGAGATGGATATGCTGATATTATTCCGGAAACAAACGAAGTTGTTTTAGATGGAGTTGCAATAGTACCAGGGCCTGGAGTGCAAATTAGATTTTCAACATTACCTGATTTAGAAACAGAAGATCCAAATGATTTAAAACTTTATACAGGAGTAAAAATAACTGATCTTGGTGACGACGGTAGTGGTACAGGATCGAGAAAAGTAAAATTTACTATTAGTCCAAGACTTCGTAATGAGAATAATATGCGTCACGGAACAGCCGCAACTCTAAGAAGCGGATATAGCCAATGTAGAATTACTGGACACGATTTCCTAGATATAGGCACAGGAAATTTTGTAGAAACAAATTATCCTGACATTTATGCTTCAGGAAATTATTTTGTAGCGGCGCCTGAAAACGAAGTTGAAGAACTTAATGGTGGTAGAGTGTTCTATGTAAGTACAGACCAAGACGGTAACTTTAGAGCAGGTGAATTGTTCTCAGTACAACAGGCCACAGGTATTGTTACGATTAGTGCTGAATTCTTTGACTTAGATGGATTAAGTTCTTTATCACTAGGCGGTGTTAGACTAGGTGGTTCGGGTGCAGTAATTAACGAATTTAGTACAGATCCAACATTTAGTGCAGACAGTAACAATATTGTACCAACACAAAAAGCAATTGCAACTTTCTTAGCAGATAGATTATCAGTTGGCGGTTCAGATCTAGAGGCCAACGGAATAGTTGCTGGTAGAGTCAAAATTGGTACAGACACAAACGAAATAAGTATGACAGACGATTCGTACCTATTTTTTAATAGAGTGGTAGATTTCAGCGGC